GCGTGTTTTACTTCTCGGTCTGCATCTGCTATTGCGTCTTTTGCAGCTGTTACTTCTTTTGAGCCTTCAATACCTTCTTTAACATTTTTGGCTACTGCTGTTTTAAGATCAGCGTTACTGTCTTTTGCTTTGCGGTATCCGAGCTCTGCTTCTTGATATGCAAGCTCTGCTTCTTTTCTTGCCGTGCTATTTGGCGGTAAGTCTTGAACTCTTGCAAGAGTTTTTCTTGCTTTTTCTAAGTTAATTGCTGCTCGTTTTTCTCCGAGTGCAGCATCTTCTGACGCAAACTTAAGTTGTTCAGCGCTTTCAGCTGCGTCCAATCTTGCTTGATCAATTGCTAATGTTACTTTTACAAGTTTTGCTCTTGCTAATCTTTCTCGCTCTTCGGCACGCCCAATTGCTTCAAGAAGATCAGGCATTCTGTCAATCGTTCCTGCGCCAGATTTTTTCTTATTCAGCCCGCTGATTGCTTCGCCAATACCACCAAATGCTATTTTTGCTGCAATGCCTCCTTGAGCAATTGCAGATAGAATACTAGGAAGAACAATAAGCGCAGGTGTTGCAGCAGCAAGTTGAGAGCCTAGGGCAAATAGTCCGCTAGCAAGAACCGCAATACCATTAGCAGCGGCTACGGCTGCCATCTGAGTGTAATAGCCACCTTCAACAAGCTTATTGAGAGTCTTATAGGTATCCATAGCTGCTTGATCGGCTTTAGATAAACCGCTAGTAGCGCCGCTAGAAAATGCGTTACCAATACTCTGCCCCGCCTGTGAGCCAGCGGAGTTGAGGCCATTAAGAGATTGTTGAATTTGATTACCAAATCCAGTTGTAATTGCTTTTACAACTACAAATGCTTCACCTACAATTGCCACGTCTCTTCACCTCCTTCCACAGCGTCATGTATCTTCTCTTATTCTAAATCAAATACAGATAGCCTATTTTAGAGGCGCGTCTAGAGCACCGCCAAATGGCATTGGCGAATCAGGGTCAAATGAGGTCGGCGCAGTGTATCGCTTAGTCGGCCCTGCCGCTGGATCAAATGGCGCAGGGATAATGTCATCGTCTAGTGGATCGTCATAGAACTCAGCAGTTGGTCGTTTACTAACAGAACTTGCGTACAAAAACTCTCGATCATAGAACATCGAATAGAGTTGTGTACGCACAGAGTCACGAGCTTCGCCTTGTTCTGCACTTGTTATTTTCGTCGAGTCGTCTTCAAAGAAGTAGTGGAGGACATCGAGCATATCGGACATATCCATGTCTCTAAGAGACAGTCCGATAGTTAAAGCTTTACCATTAATGTAAGGCCAGAGGTTTATTGCCCACTCGGCAAAACTCCTGGCCCCGACGTAGGGCGGTCAGAGTACTGCTCCACAAGCCAGCCGACAATCTCACCAAGAGTTTCGACAGTAACTACTTTATCTGGGTTCTTAGTCAGAGCATCAAAGCGCTCGTAACTTTCTGGAACAAGAACAATTCTAAAAAAGTCACCAATCACTTTTGCAGACTCGCCTGGATTATCTCCAGATCCAGAAAGTGCAACAAGATCGAGTAGAACTTTTCCTTGCATTTCTCGTCTGCACTCAAAATCTTCATTGTAGATCTTGAATGATAGTGGCTCGGCGGGAGTATCGCTACCAGCACCAAAGTCCTTAAATCTTGCCATAATGTTCTCCGTAATGTTTAGTGTCGTTTTGACATGTCTTGTTTGTATCTTATACTGTGCTCAATGAGCTTTGAGTAACTATAGTCTAGCTATCCAGAGATGATCAGATAGGTACTTATTGGGCCGCGTCCCTGGGTGCATAACAGAACGCGCATACACGATTCTTCCTTGTTTTGCAAATCGAAGCATTCCACCGTTTCTACCAGAAATACGGTGCGGTCTAGTACCTTCATGATGAGCAAGAGCGTGGCTTAGAGATGAGCCTATTCGAACCTCTTGCCCCATAGGCGTAACGTTCTGTGACACGCCAATAGAAACTTTAAGCATTCCAGTACGAAAGCCGGCTTGCATTTTTGCAGCTACTTGGATCTTTCTACCGATGCCTCTCATATGATTACCGACAGGCCCAACAGGAGACTTCAAGACATGATACATTCCAGCTTTGTTTTCAATAAACGTAACTCTACTTACTTGCGGCATCAGGGAATCGCCATCGTTAGTTGCATATTGATTGTTTGGAATCCACCCTCTGGCGGTGGAACATCGACTGTCGCGATAACACCAACGCCGAATCCACCCTCTTCCCACATGTCAAACAAGTTAACTGACTGCATAAGAACCCATGCGTCAACGGCAGCAATTTGTGCCGCACTCTCGATTGTGTCACCTGAAGGTGGACGACCATTCTGGCCTACAGTTGGAATAGATCTAGAAAGTGAAAGTGTCATAACCGCAGTACGCACAACATGGCAGCGTTGAGGAGTCGATGCTTGATCTCCTGGAGGGCCTAGATACATTTGAATAAATGTAAGAACTAATTGTTCGCAGTCGATTGCTTGCTCGCCTACTGTCCAATACTGACGTGTAGGTAGCGGCACATTGTACGACTGAAAGACTGATACTGCTCTTTCAAGAACGCCATCAAGAAGATATTTTAGATTCAGAGCTTCGCTGTCAACGTTTGCTATAGATGTAATAGCCATGAACTATCCTAGTGTGTACGCGTTAATTGATGTATCTGCCATTGCGATACTTAGATTTCCAGAAGAAATGTATACAGTCTCAGTCTCGGCACCGTTTGTTCTATCAGCGTAAAGATCGTACGAGCCGGGATCTACTTTACCAATTACAGCAAGCGCTTGATCATAAGTAACAGTGAGAGTTAAGACATCATCAGTTGGCGCAGTAACTGTTCCAGTTGCCACTGCTGAGACTATATTTGCATTAGTTCTTGCGTAGGTAAGTGTTGTCGTAGTTGGTACCGCTACGACGGTATAGTTACCATCAAACGGCGAGCCAACACCAGCAACTGTGATTGCAGAACCTACAATAATATTGTGAGCAGCGCTTGTTGTCAGTGTCGCGACATTACTAGTCAATGCTTTATTTGATACTGAAACTGCTGCCGGAGTCGGATCGGCCATAGTCACGGAACCCATAAGAGTCGATGAAGTGGTTTCAGCATAGTTCCTAAGGATCATATATGGAGTCCAGCCATTCTCGGTTGATAAGAATCCGGCGTTAATCGCATCAAGAGATACTTCAACTTCACCTTCACTAGTAGCGGCGGACACGGACATATCTAAATCGCTTGCACCGTACTTAAGAGACTTTGGAGTGTAACGACGACCGCGAGGAACGTCAGGCGAGAAGACTCTTGCTTTGTTTCTTGCTTTATCTGGGTTTACAGATTTTAAGAACAAGTCAATAGAGTAGAGACCAGTTCTCATATCGTCAATGAAGTCTTGGCTGTCAAGGATAGTGTACGAGACACCTTGACGCGCAACAGAAGTTACACGTTGAGGAAGAATGCAATCATCGTCGCCATTCCACAATTTGCAGAATTCCATAGCCAAAACTCTTGCAGCCATCTTTCCCATGGTCGGTGGCTCAATACCGTATGTATAGGTGATCTCAGAGTCGCAGGGCGACCATCTAGATCCGGCAACTGATTGAATTGTTGAGTGATCGACGAGGTAATAGCTATTAGGGTTAATGATTACACCAGCGCGGTTACGCATTGCGTGAATCTTAGTGATTGGCCTTCCGCGAAGACGAAGGCGCGACTGTGGAGAAAGACCATCAGTGGTTACAGCAGTGTACGAGTCCATATCGCTGTATGGCATGTTGTAAACATCGCCAAGAACAAGGTCAGCTCTGGTGTTTCTAGATGAAGAACCATATCGGTATGCAAGAGTAGCACAAACGTAACGTTCAGTTACTGTTGTTACTCCGCTATACTTTCTACCAGACAACGCCCAAAGAAGGTTAGAAGCAGCCTTTGCGGCTTCATAAGCAAATTCAGATTCTGCGTAGTCGCCAAGTTCTTCTGGTGTTATCCACAAATTTGACATTGCAGCCTCTCGTTTATAAGTGCCCAGAGCGGGCAGTGCATCTATGTATACTATACAATGAGTGCACTACCCGCCTTAACAGTACTTAGGCTGTTGGATCCTCAACTGAAGCAATGATGTTGTCAATTGGAAGATCGGCATTGAATGTTGAACTTCCAGGTACGTTGTACTCAGTTGTTGAGCCCTGTGAAAGGAAGTCAGTGACTGCCCAGCTATTTGCAGGAACAAGTGCCGTACCAGTGTCAGCAGCAGAAGTAATTGTTCCGCTTGTTGCCGTGGTGTAGGTAAATGTTGTCGTTGTTGGAACAGTCAAAATGGTGTACGTGCCATGAAGAGCTGAGTTACCGTTTGTACCAGCAATTGTCACGCTGTCACCTACACGGAAACCGTGCGCTGTTGACGTTGTGATCGTTGCGGTTGAACCGGAGCGAGCGCTGTTCGAGATTGACTTCGAAAGATCTCCGTGCCATTCGTAGAAACCCTTACGGCCTGTTGGCGCCCATGTGGTACGTGCATACGAGTATGGACGCGTTGTTGCTGTTGGGAATTCCCAACGCTCATCGAGACCAGACGAGAATGCTTCGTTACCAATGCTGTATCCTTCGAATGTGCTTGCAAGCATACCGTTTTCAATAACACGGTCTCCGCTTTGACGCATCTTGCAGAATGGAAATACCCAATGGAAGTAAGGAAGTGAAGCTGCGCGCTTTCCGTCCTTAACTGCGAATGACCAACACTCAATAGCTACACCGTAGCCTGATGGGTCGTCGCCAATTCCAGGTGAAGACCAACCAACCGACTTGCGATCAGGGCTAGCGTACGTTCCCATGTTCTTACGAAGCAAGAGACCGCCGGACATGAGCTCTGTCATTTCAGGGTCTGGTTCGCAAATAGCGAGTTCGAGTGTTACTCTCTTCAGAGTGTCTGGTGCTTTGTATGAAACACAGATAGTACCGTTTGCGGACTTTTCTGTGATTTCATCCCCGTCTTCATACTCAGGTGTAAACGAAAGACGCATGAATGCGCTTGTCGTGTAACTGTCTCCTGGGTTGTTTAACAGGTTCCCTGAAGCGTCCAGACGTGTCACGCGAACCGACACTCCTTGAATGCTTGCTGCGTAATCTTGTGTGGCCATTTAATTTCTCCTTGTATGAAATCTGCTGCTTGTAGTTATTCTACGCTGTCAAATCAACTTTGATTGTAAGATGAATTGACGGATCAAAGTAAGCTACAGCTGCCCGAGTTGCCTTGATCCTCATGTCGTTTTGGTTGCCGGAAACGTTATATCCTTGTGCTAATGTGTCGTTAACAACTTCTGGCTTGCCAAGACGTGCTTGAACTTTACCAGTCATGTAGATCCACTTAGTATTAT